CTTGACCCATTCCGGCTCGTCGAGCGCGCCGGTCCGCCGCCTGTGGCCCCAGAGATTCGACCCACCCCCCCCGTCACAGGCCCGTCTCCGCCGCGAGCAGCAGCACCTCCAGATCGACCGATACTGCGCCCGTGCCGTTGCTAACCTTTGCCAGCACGCCGAGGTCGGTCAACTCTGGGAACTTCAGCGGCATCTCGAACTGTATAGTGATCGACCGCGACACGCCGATGAACTCTTGCACTTTCTGGATCGGCTTAAACGGCGCGGCAGATTGCAGGATGCCTTCGCGCTTCAGGATCAGCACGTCTGTCGTCTTGGTTTGATCCACGTTGATCTGGATCGATGAGACCAGTCCAACGTGATTGCGCGGCACAGTGATCGACCCAATGCCTGTCACGCCTGACGGGAAACCATTGAGTTGGATTTGCGCCCAGTCCTCTGTGCCTGCTGCATTCTCGATGGTGATGTTGCCGAGATGCGAACCCGCTGCCTGCGTGCCGTAGGTGCCGCTGTCATACACATCGACCTGATATAGCCTGATGAAGCTGTTGGTGGTCAGGCTCGATGCAGATGCGCCAGCCGTGGCCAATATCTCGATCACCTCATCACCGCTGGCATTGAGGCCATACAGGCGCACAGACCGCGCACCAGCGCCTCCAGCCGTGTCGTCTGCGTTGCCTCCTGCCTTGACGCGCAGGCGCGTTGCTGCGGCTGGCTGTGGCGTCCTGTAGAAGCCATTGTCAGTGACAGGGACATATGTCGTCGGGCAGGCGATGTTGCGCCCGAATTGGTGGTGAACGTGGGCTTGGAACATATTGCCACGCGCGACGTGGTAGCCCCACGGCAGGCTGTTCTTTTGACGGATTTCCATATCAACTTGCTCCCGGATGGTTTGGATCGACAGGCCAACCATCGGCCCCGACTTCACGACTATACCCCAAGACTTCCTCGGATTGTATCACGCCGCTGTGGTCTGCCCAGCAAACCGATTGTAGATTGTCCAGATTGAAGAACAGGTCAGCATCGCCCTTGTGCGCTTTGATGTGGTGAACGACAGCCGATTGCGGATGCGATCTTCCACGCTTCAGGAAACACCCACACCGTTGGCACCTGAAGCCATCGCGCAGCAATGCTTGCTCACGCAGGATGCGCCATTGCTTGGTCGCATACAGCTTTCGATACTCTGCCGCTTCTGGTGTGCGCCACTTATCCATGCGGCCATAATATTCGCGTCAACATTTTCCGCAAGAAAAAAGCCCAGCCGGGGAGAGCGGCTGGGCAGTGCAGGCAGTCACAACAGGGAGGTTGTCGTGACATCTTACCTCTTCACGGCGAGATAATCAAACGATCCGTTTTCGGCGCGGCGACAGAACAGCATGACGCTGCCATCGACCTGCGCCTTGGATGCGTCTCTGCGATGCGGTCCGCCGCAATGCTCTCCGCTGTGGTAGACGATCCTATCACCCTTGCTGGCCTCTGCCAGCGCGTGCCAGAACTCTCCGCCCTTCAGGTCTGTGATGTTGATGTCTGTCATCCTGTCACCCAAAATCAATGTCATCGTTCATGTTCTGCCCCTTGTCCCTTATGGCAGAAATCGAGGCACCGGGGAACGCCAGCTTGACGGCATCGACCAGCCCGTTGCGGTGGGCGTGCAGCGCGATGGCCACTTCGCGCATGGTGAAGATCACAAGGTTCGGCCTCTTGGCGTATGCTGCGGGCCAGTGGACGCCGTCCTCGATGATGCCATACGTCGTGCCCTCGTAGTTATATTCCCAGATCATAGGGTCTGAAATTGGATGGCCTGCTTTTAATGCTTCCTCATCCATGGCTTTTAAGCCGCGCAGGCATATTTCAACCCAAAACTTTACTTTATCAGGATCATCGGAATTGATGGCATCATTGAGGCCAGCCATCGCCTTCCCCCATTTCGCGGCGCTTTCTGGCGACACGATCTCGGGCAGGCGATCCACGCCCCATCTGCGGTCCATCTCTCGGCAAGCATTGTCGAAGGGTGCGAGGCTGACATCGCACTTGATCTGCGCAGCCGTCGCGCCGGGGTTTATCAGTCGGTCTTCTTTCTTCTGCCGTGTTGGTCTTTGAGCCATCGTTTGTCCTCTCTCTGTCGTCTTTTTTTACGCCGCCGAGTTCGCCCTGATTTGGGGCCAAACCCAGCGCGGTGCGCCGCTGCTGCGCCGCTAGGCAGGCAGCAGTGGCGCGCCTTGCGCCGCTGGGTTTACCCTATAGGGCGAATTCACCAGTGGCGCAGCCGATTTGCGCCACTGGCGCGCCACTGAAACACCGTTTTTAAATCCAGTGGCGCACATCAAAACTGGTCTCCAACGCGGCCTGTCGGGCGCACACCTTTGCGCTCCTTTCGCTGGCTTTCGGAGCGATATTCGAACTCTTCGATCAGACCGCGCTCGTGCCATTTCTTAATGATGCGCTTGGCCTGTCCCTCGTTCTTCATGTGGGTCGGGTCATCGAAGGCGAAGGTCGTGATGACGCGCCCGACAAATCGGTCCTTGTCTTGCGGCCTGATCGAATAGTATTCCTGCGATCCGTCGTCTGTCTTAGGTCCCAATTCAATTAAGCGCAGCATTTCATTAACGACTTTTTCGGTCACGCCTTTCCATTCGTCGGGTAATTCGAATGGAACACACACGCCAATCCGTTCACCGTTTTCAATTTTAACGCCGATCATCTGGCGATATGTGGCTTTATCGGCTGGCGGTGATAAATTTGCCTTACCATCGTCAACGCGGAAAATGCCTTTGGCCTTGTCGTTGTCCACGCCCAGCTTCACGGCGTCGTCTTCCGACACGCGGTTCACCACCCGTGCAGCCCGTGCAGCCCCGATGAGAGAGCCAGCGCCGCGCACGCTGTCGATGCTGGCGTCTTCTCCGTTGCCTTTGCGGATGTGATGGACCAGCCCGATGGCGCATTTGGTCTCATCCGCCACGCGCCTGATCTCGGACACGACCGCGTTCACGGCCATGTTGTCGTTTTCGTTGATGTTGTGCGCCCCGACGAAGGGGTCGATGAACACGCAGCCGATCTGCTTTTCGGGTATCTTTGCGCAGAGGTATTCGACCAGCTTGGTGTTGGGCAGGACGCCATCGCGCGTCTGGATGCCGAACTTGAGGCTGAAGTCTCGGCCAGCGTTGACGAACAGGCGACCACGCACCTCTTCGGGCGTGATCTTGTAGTGCTTCATAGCGGCCAGCACGCGGCGTTGGATTTCTTCCAACGGGTCTTCGAGATTGACGATCCAGACGTTGGTCCGCTCCTTGACCTCTTCGCCCAGCAGCGGCCTGCCCGTCACGATAGCCAGCGCCTCGACGATCTGGAGGCTGGTCTTGCCGATGCCGCCTGCCGAGGCCAGCACGCTGACGAAGGATCGCAGGTAGTGGTGGGCATATATCCAGCGGCGCGGCTCGATGCTGGCCTCATCAAACATATCGTACAGGCTGGGCCAGTCAGGAGCGGCCTCAGGCGCGTCTGTGGGCGCGTCTGGGATGTCGCTGTCAGCTTCACCGCCAAAGTCATCAGGCGCGCTGGCAGGCGGCTCTGGCGCGGGCTGTAGAGCCAGATATTCGAAATCATCCAGTCCATTCTCCGGGATGTCGATCTGCGCCTTCGCTGGGCTAATCTCCGCACCGTAAGCCCGGATGGCCTTGTCGAAGTCGCCGTCGTGTTCGTAATGGACAAAAAGGTCAAAGGCGTCACCCCAGCAATAGGAATGCTCGCCCAGCGACTTCGGCCTGCCGACGCCAGCGGCTGCGTCCGACCCAGATAGGCTTACCCAATGCGATAAGAAATTCTCTGTCGCGTAGGATGGGCTGGATTGATACCTAGAACGGTAATGCTGGGATGACCCACGCCGCTCGTATTGGTAGCGCAGCAGCAAGTCCTCGATGGTGTGGTCAGCGTTGAAGGCATCAACCGGACTGACCTGATCGGGAAACTTCTGCCGCCTTTCGGCCCGCTGGCGCTCTCTCTCGGCCCGCGCACGCTCTGCATGTTCTGCGGCCAGCCTGCGCTGTTCCTCTTGTCTGGCCAGTTCCTGCATGATCGGGCTGTCGGCATCGAGGCGCATTGTCTTGCTGCGCAGGATGCGGTGTTCGTAAAAGATCGGCGTCAGGTCCGCGTTGCGTCGATCCAGTGGCACGTTGGGCAGGTAGATCGGCTGTCCGCACCTTGCCAATGCGCCGTCTGGGTGCAGGCCGTTGATGTGCAGCAAACTAAAGAATGCTGCCTGCACGGCCTCATATTCTGCGCCCGTGATGACGCCAGCGAAGGGCAGGATCACGCGCCACTTGCGGTTTTCCGGGCTTGCCCCCGAAGATGAGTAGATCATCATGCCCACGTCGCCGCAGACGGCCTGCACGGCCTCCTGCACGTCGTCTATGGATGGGTTGCCCTTGTCGATGTCGATGGCCAGCGCACGGAACGCGCCATGCTCTCTCTGCGCCTCGTGTGAGCGTGCGTCGTGCGCTCGGTAGGTTGACGGGATGAAGAAGTCAGCGTCCCGCTTTTCCTTGGCCTGCGGTGCCTGCACCAGCTTGACGATCTCGTTCCAGCTTATGCCGGGGTAGGTTTGGTCTGGCTTGTCGATCAGGGTAAAAAATGATCCGGGCGCGGTCATAAAGCGTATATCAGACATGCGCGATGACCTTGCTTTTCGCGCAGTGCGCTAGTAATCTTTGCATTGAGACGATCTCCTCTCGGCTCCTAATTTGAAAACCCCGGCAGGTTCCTCCCCTGCCGGGGTTTTTATTTACATCACCACGGGATTTCGTCGTCCAGTTCCTGCTTGATGGCCTCGCGCTTGCTGTCCTCCAGCGGCTTCTTGGTCTGCTCGAATGGGTCGGACTTGTTTTCGACGGTGTCGAAATCATCCATGCCGCCGTCGCCGTAGACTGCTTCCGTTACCTGCACGGCGTCCAGCAAGAGCGAGATGCCGCCGTTGCCGTCTGGATCCACGACGGCCACGCCCCACGCTCGGACGGTGCCTCTGGAGCCACCCCAGAAACCAAGATCGGCCAGCGGCTGCTTCTGCCCGTCGATCACGGTGGGTGCCTTGTTAGGCGACCCGTCCTTCTTCATGCCGTTGCGTTTTGCGGTGAATGTGACGGTCCCGGCCTCCTCGTTCTTCTTCATGCCGAACACGGTCTTGAAGGCGGGCATCTTGCTGTTGCGGGCGCGGCAGGCGTCGTAGTGCGCCTTCAGTTGCTCGAAGATCGGGCGCGCCTGTTCCTTCGGCATCTCGAAGGCGACGGACCACGCTGCGTTGGATGCGGTGGGTGCGCAAGGCTCGGACTTTTGCTGCGCCGTGTTGAAGCGGTAGGTCTGGTTCAGCTTCGGATATTGCAGCTTCACGTCTTTGGCCAAGACCTTGATAAAGTCGTCGTTGTTAGCCATTGGTTTCTCCTCTCTGGCTGGGGTTAGAAGTCTGAGGCGTCATCGAAGATGTCGGCCTCGGGCTGATCGGTCTGCCACCGTGGCAGGTCGATAGAGTTAATCAGCGGCCAACCGGTTGTATAGTCGTCGGTGGCGATGGCGTTGCTGATTTTTTGCAGGGTGGACGACACCTTCATGTCGGCGTTTGCAAGATATGGGATCGTCAACTCGTGCAGGCCGATGGCGTAAGGTGCCTCCTTTTCGATGCAGACGAAGATAAACGTGTCGGCCATGTGGCCAGCGGCACGCAGGCAGCGCAGGTAGAACGCAGCTTGCAGGTCGTATCCGTATTTCCGCACCTCGCGTGGGAAGCCGTCCGGGCTGGCGTCCTGCGTGGTCTTGAGGTCAAACACGATGCCCGCCGACGGGATATAGCCGTCAGGCCTGCACTTGATCTCGATGCCTGCCACTGGGTCTTTGGCGAAGAAACTGGCCTCAGCCACGAAGTCGGGCGCGGCTAGCCAGCGGCTGACGACAGGGTGCGCCTTGATCGGGTCCGACATGGCGGTGGCCAGATCATGGTCGCCCTCGGTCAGCAGGATTTTCCCGTCCAGATCGGCGGCAAGCTGGGCTTTCTTCCACTTGTCTCCGCGCCGATCTTCCGGGCCGCGCCTGACCAGATCGTGCTGCGGTTCCAGCACCATCGCGTGGACGGCGGACCCCAGCGCGAATGCTGGCGACTTCTTGTAGGCCTTGCCCTTCCAGTGTGCCAGCGATTTGGCCGCGACGGCTTTGACATCGCTGCTGCTGATCGCTGGGTGCGCGTGATAGTCGGCATTTGACAGTTCGCGAATCATACCTCAACTCCCCTTGCGTGGTCGATGGTGAAGCGGACAAAGCCGCCGCTGCCATCGACGGGCGGAGCAACTTGATACCCCGTGATCGGACCCTGCGATGTTTTTCCGGAGCCGTATTTGTATCGGAAGGTGGTCCTCATGTCGCCGCCGTGCATCTCGATCAGCCCGTCCACGATGCTTTTGATTTGGTCCAGTGTCATTTCTTCCTCCATCCATAATAGGCCAGCAGTGCTGCTTCGGCCCTTCCGTCGTCCTTCTTGCGCGACCACAGGTGCGCCTGATCTGGGAAAACCATCGACGCCTGCTGGCGGCTTTGGTCCTTGTCGCCAGACAGCCCGAAGTGCTTCTTCCACGCGGCTGGCGGGACTTCGTTGGTCGGCACGCCAGCGAAGAACAGGCAGGCCCGCATTTCACCGTAGGCCTGCGCAATGGTGACAGCGTTCTTGATGCCGATCATGCGCGGGAAAAACGGCTTTTCGATCCACGCGCAGCGCACGATGCCGATCTCGGACAGGATTTCCCGCTTGCCCTCGATGGTCGCTGGCATGTCGTAAACGATCACCGACATGTCGTCGCCGTCCATCATCGCAATGGCACCCTGCTTGCCGGGGTCGATGCCGATGTATCGCGCCATCAGTCAGCCTCCAACGCCACGAAACCCTAGTTTTTCTGCTAGAGCACTTATTTCATTCCTGATGCTCCGCAGAGCCTTATCCCCAAAATTTGGAATTCGCATGAATTCTTTGTCCTTTGTCTCAATAAGTTTCCGTATTGTCGTCAGTCCATGATGACGACATGCGTTATGCGCGCGAATCGTTAAATCTAGTTCCTCAAAACTAATATTGAGAAAATCATTGTAATCTTGCACTAATTCCCTTAGTTTTTCCCATTTATTTTCACCTGCTTCTATGCGTTTGCATTTATTGATCCTTTGTCTGACCCTCTCATGTGATAGTCCAAATTTGTCACCAATATGTCTGTATGTATGACCGTTCTCCCTCATTATCACCATTTCCTTGTCCATTGCTTTGTAATCATTTTTCATCAACTTTCTCTCCTGTTGCGATCTCGCCGCCGCAGGCCAAATATCCGCAGCCGTCGATCCAGTTTTCGGGGTTGGCCATGTTGCCCCTGGCGCGGGCCAACTTAAACAGTGTCATCATCACGGCCACGTCGGCTGCGGTGATGTTCTTGTTGAGGTGGACCGACCAATAAGCCGCGATCAGCCCAAAGTTGCGCTCGGCATCCCCGTGGGTCGCGGCGCGATCCTTGGTGACATATTGCTTGGCAGTGTCGAGAATTTGACTGCGGTTCATTTGCGTCACCACCGATCTGCCGGGATGTCGCCAGCCGTGAGGCGCTCAATGCGCTCCGCGATGTCCTGCTTCGGCTTGCGACGATTGTTGATGATGTGGCTGATGACATCCTTGCTGACCGGGATCAGCTTGCCGAATGCGCCCATCTTCATGCCGCGCATGTTGAGCCATGCGGCCAGTAGTGCGTGATTGGGTAGGTTTAGGTTCATGTCGATCTCCTTTCTGGCGTTGACCATAGCCGCGAAATTTATTCCCGTAAAGTGCGATTTTTCGCTTTACATGGTTTTTGGTTGGGCGTAAGGTCATCTCATCGAAACGAACTAGCAAGCAAGGATGACTAAGATGACCAAAGACCGAACCTATGAAAACGTCCGCATTCTTGGCAACAACTTCGCATTGAGCATGGCAGACATCGGCAAGAACATTGATGACAAATCGCCTCTGATGAATGGCCTTGCAGCGTATGAAATGCTGAACCTTCGTGGTGTGTATGGATGGCTTGATGCCTCGGTTGAGGTCGTCATGCGCGACGTGTTCAAGATGGCCCGCGAACAAGTTCTTGCAACCGCCTAACAACCGGGGGCTTCGGCCCCCACCACCTCCAGCAAGGATCACAACAATGGAAACGATCAAAGACATCATCGGCATCATCTGCCTCTTCGGCGCGGGTTACGGCCTGCTGCTGCTTGGCCACGGGATGGGGTGGTAACATGGAACGCGAGGCGCTGCTGGCCTACATCGACGCCAAGACCAAAGAGATCGACGACCTGTCCGCGCGGTACGCAGGCGTCAGGCCCGCATGGGTGGGTGAGGAAATCGCCTTCCTCATCATGTACCGCAACCACGCAATCAAGCAACTGGAGAGCATCAAGTGACACCGACCGAACTTATCCTGACCAACCGCCTCGCCACCGGGACAGCATTTGCTGTCTTGGCTGACGATATGACGCAATCGGTTTTTGTGCCTGCGAAGATCATCGCTGGCATCGAACTGTCGCCCGGAGACAAGATCAGCGCCATCATCGTGCCGAATAGCCGAGGGCCGAACAAGACGCCGTGGATGGCCGTCTCCGTCAAAGCAGTAGCCCCCCCGGAAGACAATATTGAGGAAATGATCCTCCAAGACCTCTCACACGGCGCTGGCACGGCTCAACAGATCGCCCGCAGCATCGGCCTGCCCGTCGATCTGGTAGCGGCCAAGCTGCGGTCTATGGCTGTCGTGCATGACACGATCTATGCGATGTCGATCACCGACTTGGTCGACCCGGAGGACGCATGATGCAGCCTTGGGTCATCCTCTGGATTACCGTGCTGGCTGGCCCCTTCGAGGGCATCAGCAGCGGCATCCCCTATCAGTCAATGGAGCAATGCCATGCCGCGACACGGGCCATCAGCGACGCCATCAAAGTCGATCACAGGCTGACATGCGCACCCACAAGTGTCGGGGTCGCCACCGTCAGGCCGAAGAGAAACCCGATCTATGACTAAGCGTGACCCCATCGAGGATGAGGTGCTGCGGATGCTGGGCGAGGGCATCACACCGCTGGAGATCAGCCGGAGGATGCCCGTCAAGCAGGCCCGCGTCTACCGGATCATCGACCGCGCCAACGCCCGTGGCGACATCGACAAGAAGCTGATGCTTGCCAACAAAAAGACCCGGCAAGGTCGCGGCCACCTGCGCTACATGATGGCGACCTGCGGCATCACGGTAGGCGGGATCGGCACGGAGTTTCTCAAAAGGACGACGCCCGAGGTCCGGGCTTCGGTGGTCCAGTATATGGCCCAGCGCGACTACAAGACACTGGCAGAGGCAGCACTGGACTGCCTCTTGGAAACCGTTTTTGAGGAAGCGAAGAATGACTAAGATCGTAATCCCCGATGCTGCCTTCGGAGGGCATCAGGCACCTACCGAATGGGACAACCTGATGGACCCTGCCCGCAAGGCGCTGGAGGCGCTGATCGCCAAAGGCGATGAGATGGCCGACCGCATCGAAGAACTGGAGGACCAACTTGCAAAGGCCATTGAAGCCCTGCGGATTACCGACAGTTGGCTGCGGGAACTGGATATGTATGCCAACTCAGACTACCACCTAGCACCCAGTTTGCAGAAGGTGCGGGACACGCTGGCAGAACTGACAGGAGGCAAGGATGAAAATCAAAAAGGTGACCGTTGACCATGTGCGCCCCGCGTCAAGCGGGGTGGCCACAAGGAAGATCGCCGTCAGTCTGAAGGCCGCACCATGGGAGGAAGAAAGTGATCCGTCTGTTGAACCTGCGCAAACGGCTGATGAGCAAGCTGCGAGACGCTGGCGCAAGCCCGGACGTCTTGGCTTTGGTCGCTGAAATCAACAGCCTGACCGACAATTTGCTTGCGGGCAAAGATACGGACCGATAGAAACAATGCGGGGGCGACCGAAGGCTTACGGTTTCGGGGTTGGTCGTCTGGTCAGACTGCGCCACGGCTCATCATTCAACCAAAGCGCCCCCGCCATCTTTCATGCGCGTTACCAGAGCCAGCACAAGACCGCCGAACTCTGCAAATGGAATGACGGCCTGCTTGCCGTCGAACATGACAAGAAGGCCATCACGCGTGACGCGCCAAGATGCGATTGGGGGTCTATCTTTCATCTCGACCTATCGGGTCCAAAGCCCTCAGAACAAGGCCGTCAGCCTTATGGAATGTGATTGACTGCAATGCACGACGCCCACCGTATCCCATCCCGGCAGCGTAGGCGTCGGGCGGGCAGAAGGCACGCAGGCTTTCCCACCTTAGCGGCCCGACATCCTTAGCCGCGTCGTGATGGATGTGTCCCGTCAACAGATGACGGTGGCGGGTCTGCGACCAGAACGGACAGACATCGGACAAGTAAAGCGCCATCTGTTGTGGCTTTCCCTTGTCGCCGTGGTGGGCAAAGATCGCGCACCTACCCCACTGCATCATGAATAGGTCGCGCGGGTCTTTCTCAATGGTAATCCGAGGCTCGTTGCGGTATCGCTCGGCTAGCGCGAAGTTTAGCGTCAAACTGGAGTGCGGGTCATGGTTGCCGCGCAGCACTCGCACCAGCACGTTGGAATGCTTCATCAGCAGCCGCTCCACGGTCTCGGCAATGATGGCGATGCCGACGTCAAGCACCTTCCAGAAACGCCCGTCAACGTCCAGTTTGTGACGGTTCGCAGGTGTCTCGGCCCTGCCATCATCAGCATGGAAGAAGTCGCCACCGATGATCAGGACCGCTTGCTCGGCGGCAGGCGTCAGTGCCAGAACCTTGGCAAATGCGTGCCGCATGTCCTTAGCGGCATGATCAAGATCATAGTCCTGCGACCCTGTTTCCTGTCCCCATGCCAGCATCCCGATATGCGCGTCCATAAGAGGATAAACGGCGCACAGATCGGCCATTACATTTTCAGGGGGCAGCACAGGCTCGAATGGCAGGAGGCCCTCCAGCGCCTCTCTTATGCGCTCTGCGACGGCTTCTGGCGGCTCAGCCTCCGGCTTCAGCATCAGCGAATAGCCGATCTCGCCATCCTTGGGCGGTATCTTGGCCCACGCCAGCGCAGGCACCATATTGGTGCCTATAGCCTGCATCCCGCTTTGGATTGCCGGGTCAAGCATATGCTTCTTGCGCTCTTCAGCGTCCAGCCCCACGCGGTTAAGCAAGCGCTGCACGTTTCTGCGGTCTAGCTTGAGTTCCTTGACCACGGCAGACACGCTTCCGAGGCGCTTGAACGCCTCGACGATCTGTTGCTGTCTAGGTGTCATCGCCACAGCCCGCGTCCAGCAGGCGTATCAGGTGCGCACCCGTAACCACCGAAAGATCACCGCCATCCTGCGCCAGTGCCTCCGCATGGGCTGTCCGGGCCTGCACCGTGCCATCACAGATCGCCCTATTGCCGCTCGCGCTCACGCAGCCAGTCACGGGCAGCGTCAGCATCAGACATGCGCCCCACTTCGTCCATCCGCTTGCGTGTGTCCACATAGTCCTCCAGCCCCTTCACCTTGGCGTCAGCCTGAGCCGACTTCCTGCCACCAAGCCAGCTTGCCGCCAGCGCCGCGATGACAAGCCCGAAACCAGCCGCCCACAGCTTAAGTCGCGCAAGGATCACCGAACGCCCTCCGCCCACTTCTTGATGCGCTCTCGCATGATCCACACAGCGGCCAGCACGATGATGCCGCAGAAGGCCAGCGCCACGATCTGGGCTGTGCCATCCAGCGCCCCTACGGCTGCGACGCCTGCGCCTGCTCCAGACGCGATCTGCACTGCGCTGGCCTGCACGGTGGACGATTGCGCAACGTTCTTGCGATCAGGCTTGATGTCGGCAGCGGGCGCATCGACAGAGACAGGCGTCATAAACAGCTTGCGCTCTGCCTCGCGGCGGCGCGTCAAACCTTTCAGCACCTTGCCGCCTGCCTTGTTCCAAAGCAGCATGGCGTCGGCTGCTTTCTTTTTGTCGCCAGCATTGAAATGGCGCAAGGCAGATGAGCGCTTAAACGCGCCGGAGCCGATGTTGTAGGCGAGGCTGACGAATGCGCCAAACTCATTTTCATTGATCGGCTTCGTGATGGCCCCAGTGATCTCGACGGCGAATTTCTCCAGCCCTTTCTGGAGGTAATATTCGGCCTCGGCTTCGGTGATCTCCATTCCTTCAACCACATCGAGGCCGACGCCAGCGCGGGGTGTCGTGCCGTAGCCTATGGTCCAGACGCCTGCTGGGCATTTATATGCCTTGGCGCGAAAGCCCTCAAATTCCTTAACCAGATCGACGGTTGCTTGGTTGATCATTTCCTCAATGCCTCTTCAATGCCGTCTAGTTTCTCGAACACGCGTTTGAAATTGTCGCGCATCTCCTTGAACTCACGGTCGTGCGCCTCTTTCGTGGCGCTGGCCTGCGCCTTCAACACCTCAATGTCTGTGTGATGTGACTGCATCTTCTGGTGCATCATCCAGACGAAGCCGCCGACGGGCAGGATGATGTATTTGAGGATCATGTCCAGCGCTTCCATGTGCTTCCCCGTCACGCAATATCGTCAACAATTTCGACCCGGATGTAACCATCATTCGGGAATGTCTCTATACTGGCGTCGGCATAAGTCACCTCAAACTCGGCTTGATATGAGCCGATGGTGTCAGTGTCTGCCGCGATCCAGTTGTAACGCACGATCCCGCTTGCGGCAGTGACGATAGTAGCCGCTGCATCCACGACTGTCTGCGTGCTGCCGATGGTCCGCATATGGAAGCGGATAGATGCGCCAGTTAGGTTGATCGCGGTTCCATTGGCATCTTGCAGCGTGGCCAGCATCGCTGGACTGGTGTCGTTCTGTTTGATGTAGAATGCCATCAAGCGGCCTCATTCGCTGGTGCCGTGACAACGGCGTTGGGTGTGGTCCACGCAACTATACAACCATTCGCGTCATCGGTCACTAGCAGGCCGTTAGGACCAAGCGTGATGCTCACGCCATTCGATCCATCTGCGTATACCACCACGTTGTTGGATGGGTCGAGAACATGCACCACGCGGCGAACGGATGCATTGATGTAGACTTGACCGACAACAGGCTGACCAGTGGTGATGCTGACGGCATCAAGCCCGTAGATGATAACAATCTGCGATGCGCCGATAACAGGCTGACCTGCCGTGACGCTTTCGCCAGACAGATCATGCGCCTGAGAAATCGTGCTGCCAGCGGCTGTGGGCTGGCCCGTCGTGATGCCATCTGCCAGCAGGTTGGATGTGATGGTGGCGGCTGCTGCGCCTATTGTTGGCGGTGCCGTCGTGATGTTGGCCGCTGTCAGGCTGTGAACCTGAGCGACGCCGGATGCGCCGATGGTGGGCTGTGCGGTGGTGATCGCAATGGCTGTAAGGTCGTGATCCTGCGCCAGATCGGCAGCGCCCACTGTTGGGGTGCCTGTTGTGATCGGAGCGGCGTTGAACGTCTCATCTTCCGACATCGTGATGCCGGGAACGGTTGGCGCACCTGCCGTGATGCCGCTGCCTGCGAGCGCGTTTTCCTGTGCAATGCTGGATGTGCCGACAGTCGGATTGCCCGTGGTGATGTCATCGCCAGCAAGACCAGTTGCCTCAATGACGCTGGGGGAACCGACAACAGGCTGGCCCGTCGTGAT